CAGTCGCATGAGTTTGTTGCATTGGAAGACAACAGTAGGATTGTCAACATACAAAAATAGCGTGTTAACTCACTAGCACTAACTAAACACAAAAGACTTTATGACTAATAATTTTATTGGTATTTATGAAAATGTAATTTCTGACTCAGCTTGTGATGAGTTAATAGCTTTTTTTGAAAAGTGTGACAAATTAGGATTTACCGTTAGCAGACAGCAACATGACAAAGTTAGTAAATTAAATAAACATGACGATAGTTTATTTGCAACTAGCGTTATTGATTTAATTAATTACCCCCAGATACAGTCTTTTTCAGACGCGCTTTGGTCAGTTGCTTATAAACAATATGCGGATGAGTATCACACATTAAATACGGTAGCTCCTCATAAAATTTATGAATTTAAATTACAGCGCACGCAAATAGGTGGTGGGTTCCATGTATGGCATGCTGAGCAGTCGGATAAAATTACTTCATCACGTATTTTAACTTTTACGTGCTATTTGAATGACGTGTTAGAAGGTGGAGAGACAGAGTTTTTGTATTACCCAAAACGAGTACCTGCTAAAAAAGGAACTATGGTTATATTTCCGGGGGGCTTTACGCATACACACCGAGGTAACCCACCAATATCTAATATTAAATACATTATTACGGGTTGGATAGATTTTTGTGGCTAAGTTGTAAGTATCATTAAATAGAGGTAACAAATTGACCCACTAACCCTACTCGCCGCTGCCAATGCTGCTGTTGCTGCGGTCAAGGCTGGCTGCAAGCTCTACAAAGACATCAAAGGCGCAGCGGGTGATGTCAGCGATGTACTGAAGGATTTAAAAGAACAGTACAACAAGATAGTAGACCCGACACCTGTACAGAAACAGCAGTACAACGCCGAAGTGCAACGGGTGCAGGAAATTGCAAAAGCTGACCCGAACGACGTATTCACCGACATCGGCAATCAGTTAGGTGTGTTGATGGATGCGCATGATGAGATCAGCAAGTTGTTCTTAAAGGAGCAGATCGAAGCCAAGCAAGTCTACAAGGGCGAAGAGAGTATAGGTAAGCGGGCGTTGCGGCGGATACTGATCAACTCAAGGCTGGATGCTATATGGGCAGAGGTCAGAGAAACGATGGTGTATAAAGCCCCGCCAGAATTGGGTGCGCTGTGGGGTAAGTTTGATGAGATGCGGCAGAAGATTGTTGCCGAACAGGAGGTAGCCCACGCAGAGGAACTTAGACTGGCTCAGATAGCATCATGGCGACGCAGAAAAAGAATAGCGGAAATCAAGTCAAAGGCGGCGTGGGTTTCGGCAGTGGTGTTCGTAGTTATATGGGCGGTGGGAATAATGTGGCTAACAACGAGAAGCGCGATGCAGAGGATGTCCCTTGGTCATTGATTGTTGTAGTGCTGACCGTGGTGCTGATGTTCTTTATCGTAATGCCAATCTTAGCCTTTATGTACTACGACATGTACTTTGCGACCCAAGCGGCGGTGCATGAGGTTAGGAAGATGCGGGAGTTGCGTAAAGAGATACAGATTGAGAGGATGTACGACAAATGATCACGTTGGCACAGTTCAAAAAGTTCGCCCCTCATACCAAGTATGCACAGCAGTGGTACGACACGCTGTTTGGCCCGCAGACAGAATTTGGCGGCAAGTCTCTCCTCGATGAATATCAGATCAATACCCCGAAGCGCGTTGCGGCGTTTCTAGCGCAGTGTGGTCACGAGTCGGGTGGCTTTGTGTTTGTCACCGAGAACCTGAACTACAACGCGTCAGGACTCATGCGCGTCTTCCCGAAGTACTTCCCCACCCTTGACCTCGCCAAGCAGTACGAGCGCAACCCTAAGAAGATAGCCAGCCGTGTATACGCAAGCCGGATGGGTAATGGGGACGAAGCAAGCCTTGAGGGCTTCAAATTTCGTGGACGCGGCATCCTCCAGCTCACTGGCAAGGACAACTATTTTTGGTTCGGTGCTTCACTTGACCTGACACCAGAGCAAGCATCGGAATACTTGGAGACCTTCGAGGGTGCAGCGCAGAGTGCGTGTTGGTTCTGGGAGACGAACAAGTTAAACCGGTTTGTCGATAGCAACGACTTCAAGGGCTTAACCCGTGCAATTAACGGCGGCTATATTGGATTGGCAGATAGGGAGCATCACTATGAAATTGCGTTGGCTATGCTTGATACTGGCAGTCGTTTGGCTTAGTGGCTGTGAACGGATTCGGTACTTTTGTCAGAACCCCGAAAACTGGGACAAACCGCGCTGTCAACGCCCACAATGTGCTGTAACAGGAACCTGCCCGGATCAGTTGTTGAAACCGGAAATGATGAAAGAGGAACCCAATGAACCCGCTAAAGCTAGTAAGCCAGTTCCTTGCACTGACACAGGAACAACACGATGCAGTAATTAAGTTCTTTATCGCTGTTACGTTCTGCTGCGTTGTCATCATCATGGTGGGCGTGAGCTTGTACTCAGTCGTATTCGTCGAGCAGCCGATGAGCGGGATGGCCCCGGCGGACAAGCAGTTCTTCCTAATCCTGTCGGACATGTCTAAATATATTTTGGGGTCTTTGGCAACCCTGCTCGCGGTTAAAGGCAAGGACGCGCTTCAGCAGTTCGTGCCACCGGGTCTGTCTACCAAGGAAGAGCGGGACGATAAGCCGACACCACCAGCGCCCAAAGCCACAGCACCAACCCATGCACCTGTCCGCATGGAGCCAACCATTGACCCTATAAGTTCATCTGCTGTAGCTACAGGTTACGGCGGCAAACCAGCACCCGTACAACCACCTCATCCGGAGATTTCGTAATGTTTATCTACGCTCGTATGGCTCTTACTGTTTTACTAAGTGTCGTCTTGGCCTTCCAGATTCACGCTGCCGAGACTAAAAAGGTCTGCAACTCCCAGAAGGACAAGAAGGGTAAGGAAGTGCAGGTCTGCAAAGAAGTCCGAGTCCACAAGAAGCTCGACGCTACCAAGGTGCCTACTAAGTGACGGCGTTCTTCAACCCGTGGGTGCTGTTGACGCTTGTACTGGCGATTGCCGGTGCGGCTGGGGGCGGGTATTATAAAGGCAATTCTGCGGGCAGAGCCGAGGTGCAGCAGGCGTGGGATAAAGAGAAGGCAGAGCAGTACGCCGCCTATGCCAAGGCGCAGGAAGAAGCCCGGCAACGTGAGCAAGAAATGCAACAGGCGGCAGACAAGCTACGGAGAGACAAAGATGCTGAGATCAGGAATATTAATGCTCGCGCTACCGCTCTTACTAACAGCTTGCGCGACAGGCAGGAGCGCCCCACCCAAAGCGGTAACGGCCCCGGCGCTGCCCGATCTTGCAGTGGAGCCTCCGGTGCGGAACTGGCAAAGGGAGATGGAGAGTTTCTTGCAGGGTACGCTGCCGACGCCGCCAGACTCCAAGCAGCCCTCGACCAATGCGTCAAGCAATACAACACCGTCAGGCAAAAGGTGAACTAAGTGCCTCTACAGAAACTACAGTTTAGGGCGGGGGTCAACCGCGAAGGCACGACGCTTTCTAACGAAGGCGGTTGGTTTGATTGCGACAAGGTTCGTTGGCGTTCTGGCTACCCCGAAAAACTTGGAGGGTGGGCTGCTGATTCGTACAATACATTTCTTGGTGTGTGCCGTTCGTTATGGAACTGGATCACATTAAAAGGCGCTAATCTATTAGGTGTTGGTACCAACCTAAAGTTCTACATTGAAAGTGGTGGCACCTATTACGATATCACGCCGATAAAAAATACAACTTCTGGTACGGCGACGTTTGCCGCTACCGCAGGCTCTAACATCCTCACAGTTACTGATGGCACAGCGTCTGGTTTGTCGGAAGACAGCTTTGTTACTTTTTCAGGTGCCGTATCTCTTGGCGGGAATATAACCGCCGCAGTTCTCAATAAAGAGTATCAGATCGTTTCTGTTATCTCTTCGTCCGTCTACACCATAGCAACTACAGTAAACGCAAATGCTTCAGACGTAGGTAACGGCGGGGCAAGTGTTGTTGCTGCCTATCAAATTAATAGTGGTTCTGCGGTTAGTGTTGATGGTTTGGGTTTTGGCACAAGTTCTTTTGGCGGCTTTAACTTTTCTGTTGCCGCTGATGCGCTTAACGGAACAATTAACAACGTAGTAACTACAATAACTGTCAATAGCACTACTGCATTTACTACGACAGGTACGCTGTTAATTGACAATGAACTCATAACATATTCTGGTAAAACATCGACTGACTTTACCGGGTGTGTACGTGGCGTAAGCGGAACCACTGCGGCTTCACATACTTCAGGCACGCTTGCTTATCAAGCAACTTCGTTTTCCGGTTGGGGGATTGCCTCTTCTGCTGGTGTTACGTTGCCATTGCGTTTGTGGAGCCAAGCTAACTTTGGTGAAGAGTTACTATTTAACCCGCGTGGCGGCCCGTTATATCTGTGGCAACCCGGCGCTGCACCAACACCTGCATTTACTGTAAGGGGTGTACAAGTTACGGGCACGTATACGCCCACGCTTAGCAATGAAATCTTAGTATCGGATCAATCACGTATTGTCATTTGTTTTGGTTGTAATGACCCAACTGGCACCTACGCGTCAAACACCCTTGATCCAATGCAGATTCGTTGGTCTGCGCAAGAAAGCTATACGGATTGGGAGCCACTGCCTACCAACCAAGCAGGAGATGCGCGGTTGTCACATGGCTCACAGATTGTTGCTGCGTTGCAGACCCGACAAGAAATTAATGTTTGGACAGACGCAGCCATCTACGCCATGCAGTATATTGGCCCACCGTTGGTTTGGCAGATCACGCTACTAGCCGACAACATATCTATCACTTCACCAAATGCAATGGCAACTGCATCCGGTGTTGTGTATTGGATGGGCGTGGATAAATTCTATTCTTACTCGGGTCGAGTCGAGACGCTGCCGTGTTCGGTGCGTACGTACATTTACTCGAATATAAATAGACAGCAATTTGCCCAAATCTACGCTGGCACCAATGAAGGGTATTCGGAGGTCTGGTGGTTCTATTGTTCGGCTAACTCCAACACCATTGACCGATACGTCATCTTTAACTACCTCGACCGCGTGTGGTACTACGGCACACTAGATCGCACGGCTTGGTTGGATTCTCCGCTTCGACAGTTCCCTATAGCTGCAACGGGCAACAACCTTCTTGTGTATCACGAAGCAGCAGTTGACGACGGCTCAACTAACCCACCAAGCCCAATCAATTCGTATGTGCAGTCATCTGACTTTGATATTAACGACGGGCATAACTATGGATTTGTTTGGCGGATGTTGCCAGATATTACGTTTGATGGGTCGAACACTTCTGGTTTGACCCAAGAGACCCCGTTCGTTACGTTTACCATGCGCCCACGCCAAAACCCCGGCTCTGGTTACAGCACGGCATATCCAGATACGGTGCAGTCCACGCAAAGTTATGCCGGGCAGCAGACCTATAACGTGCAGGAGTTTACTGAGATTGTGTACACACGGGCACGTGGTAGACAGTTGGCTTTCCGAGTTAGTTCGGACACGCTCGGCACTCAATGGCAACTTGGTGTCCCAAGAATTGATGTACGACCTGATGGTAGGAGGTAGTAAAAATGACGGTGCGGACCAAAACAATTGCGCTTACCAGAACACCGCCACTGCCCTTTGCGCCCGTGCAGTATGACCGTGCGTACCACGACACCATCAACAACATCCTACGCCAGTACTTTGGCACGATTGACAACATCTCGGCGCAGTTTTGCCTGAGTGGTGTTTACGAAGTAGCAACACTACCCGGAGCAGGTACTCTTGGTGCAGGAGCAAGAGCGTTTGTTATCGACTCGTCGGTATCTACATTTGGAACCACGGTGGCTGGTGGCGGTAGTGGCAAAGTGCCTGTCTATTCTGACGGAACCGATTGGAAAGTTGGGTAATTAACGTGCTGAAGTGCTAAACTTCTTGCAATTGACATTGAGGTGAAATCATGGCCTTTTTAGCCCCACTTGCTGCTAAAGGTGCCGCCGCCGGTGCCGCAAGCACTGCTCTCGGTACCGGACTTACTATGGGGTCCGCTCTGGGCGCTGGTGTCGGTCTTAAAGCTAGTGCTGGTTTGTTGGCTCCTACTCTTGGAGCTACTCTTCCGGGGGCTGTTTCCGCAGGCGGCGCAGGTCTAGCGGGGCTTGGTGGTATGGGTCTTAAAGCCGGTGCTGGTGCGCTTCTGCCTAAGTTCGCGTCATTGACCGGTGGGGGCGGGTCGCTACTTACTGGTGGCGGCTTGGGCGGGGCGCTTACCCCAACAGGACTTGCTTCATTGCAAATGCCTGCGGGTTCATTGCTCAAAAGCGGAACATTGGCAAACCCGTTTAGCGCTATTAATCAAGCGACAGGAATGGGTAACCTTGGTACACAAGCGGGAAATCTGGCACCAAATTTTGTCAAGACCTATACAACCACCCCCGGAGCAAGCACGGCTGTTAAGAATGTTGGTTTTGACTACACTAAAGGCTTAGTCGGCAACGCTCCTAAGACTCTTACGCCTCCAACAGCACCAACGACAACGCTGACATCGCCGTTTACAGAGGCGACAAATAAATCTGTTCTGGATGCTATTCAAGTAAGCAAAGAAGTACCACGAGTTCTACCTGCCCCATCTCAACCACTTTCAGCACTCCAAGCGGATGCGGGTTTTGCTACAAACTTCATGAACTTGATGAAGAATCCTAGCCTGAAAGGCGCGGCGGAGTATGTAGAAAAACATCCCTACGCGTCAGCAGGGGCGGCATACATGGCGTACAACGCGCTACAGCCAAAACCAAAGCAGCCTGTAGTTGATGAAGGCATGATCCGCCCGTATGAGTTTGACTACAACCCCAACATGGCGGCTTATGAAACAAGCCCGTTAACAGACTCACGAGAGCAGTTGTATTTTAATCCGACGTTTACCGAACTAGAACCTTACAAAGCGGCAGAAGGTGGTCTCATGGCTTTGGCTGTGGGTGGCCCGGTCGAAACAATGTCTGCAATGAATGCTGTGGGCGGCAATATGATGTACCCGCAATCGCAACTACAGACGCCGCTGTATAGCAACCCACTAGTACAACGCCCAGAGGCGGTTAATGTTATTTCGCCAAGCGGCGGGCCAGCAGTAGGTGCATACACCGGCGAGCAAAAATTTGCTTCGGGCGGTGACACTAAAGACCCAAAAATGGAAGGCGAGTATAAATACTCGTACGACCCTAAAACATTTACGATGACGCAGCTAAGTGCGCCGCGTTACGCAGATACCACAAATAAAAACTTACCTGCACTGTACACAGGACCTAAGACTGCTGGTGGTATTGCCCCTCCCGTTGGTGGCCCCGGTATTGCTGCACTCATGCCACAAAGACAAGTGGCACCGCTCAATATCCCTGCATATCAAACGCCAGAAGAGCGGCTTGGCTTGACCGAGTTCTACCCGATGATGAACCGCAGGCTGGCTGAGCAAGCTGGCTACGCCGCAGGTGGTGGTGTGTCTGATCTTGGCGGTTACTCTGATGGTGGTCGTCTACTGAAAGGACCCGGCGATGGAGTTTCGGATTCTATTCCTGCTGTTATTGGCAACCGCCAACCTGCTCGTCTTGCTGATGGTGAGTTTGTAATCCCAGCGCGTATCGTCTCTGAGTTGGGTAACGGATCAACCGAAGCTGGTGCTCGTAAGCTCTACGCCATGATGGATCGAGTGCAAAAAGCAAGACGCAAGACAGTTGGTAAAAATAAAGTAGCTGCAAACACTAAAGCAGATAGACACTTGCCTGCATGAGAATACAGCACGTAGACATTAATTATGTAAACCAAATATGGCCGCAGGTTGCCTATTTTATTGAAGTCGCGCTTGAGTATCAGGATGACTACACGCTAGAACATGCACAGGTGTATGTCAGTAATGGCACATGGACTTTGTTTGTTGCAGTAGACGATGAAGATAATGTTGTTGGGGCTGCAACAGTGCAGTTCTACAACCGACCTTCAGATCGCGTAGCGTTTGTTGTAACAATGGGCGGTAAGTTAATTACGGGTCATGAGACCTACGCGCAGTTCACGGACTTACTAAAAGCGTTTGGTGCCACCTATATTGAGTGCGCATCGCGGGAGTCTGCCACCCGGCTTTGGCAGAGGTTCGGACTGAAAGAAAAGTACCGAGTTGCAGGAGCAAAACTATGAGATTCAATGATCGTTCGATGGCGCTGCTAGGCATACCTGACCTGCCTGCCGATGCGTTCAAAAAAGAAGGTGGCAAAATTAAGCTGCATGGTGGTGGCAGTCCTCCGCCGCAGCCCACGAATACTACGAACGTCACCACGACGATTCCAGAGTACGCTAAACCGTACGTCGAGCGCATGCTGGGTAAAGCCGAGGCGCTGACAAGTTCTCCTTACCAAGCATATGGCGGTCAGCGTGTAGCCGAGTTTAGCCCGTTACAGCAGCAGTCATATCAGAACATCGCCAATCTTGGGCCTGCACAACAGGTCGGTCTTGGCACTCAAATGGCAGGACTTGCCGGACTTCGTGCTGGGGAAGCGAATTACCAACCCGGTACATTCACCCCAACGGGTGTTAATGCTCCACAACTGCAACAGTATCAACTAGGCGGTCCTGAAAGAGTTCGTACGCAGAGTTTTACTCGTCCGGGTATGACAGATGCGTACATGTCGCCGTATCAACAAGCGGTAACAGATATTGAAAAACGTGAGGCTATGCGGGCCTCTGACATCATGGGGCAGCAACAGCAAGCCCAAGCAGCACAACGAGGTGCATTTGGCGGTTCAAGGTCTGCACTGATTGAAGCAGAGCGTCAGCGTAATTTGGCGCAGCAGTTAGGTGACATCCAAGCACGTGGTGGTCAGTCTGCCTATCAACAAGCTACACAACAATTCAACGCAGAACAACAAGCCAGACTGCAAGCACAACTTGCTAACCAACAAGCAGGACTTACTGCGGGCGGGCAGAACTTGCAGGCGTTACTTGGCGTTCAGCAGTTGGGTGCTCAAACAGGCATGCAAGCTCAGTTGGCTAATCAACAAGCGGCGATGGAAGCTCAGAAAGCTGCCGAGCAGTCACGTCAATTTGGTGCTGGCTATGGCATGCAAGGTATTCAGCAGCAGCTTGCTGCGGCAGGTCAGTTGGGTCAGTTAGGCCAGCAACAGTTTGGTCAGCAAGCTGCCGCAGCCGAAGCTCAAGGAAAAGCAGGCGCACAGATGACTGCCCGAGATCAGGCGGCGTTGGATCAGGCTTATCAAGATTTCCTCAATCAGCGTGGCTATCAGCAGCAACAGTTGTCGTTCATGTCCGACATTCTGCGTGGTGGTCCGTTGTCGCAAACTTCATATCAGATGTACCAAGCGCCACCTTCAGCGTTGTCGCAAATGGCTGGTCTGGGTCTGGCAGGTTACGGTCTCTTTGGCGGCTCTAACCCGATGATCAAGATTGCAGAGGGCGGTAGCGTTGATGACCACATGGAGAAAGCTCCGGCAGGTCTGGCTGAGTTGGCTGTGCAAAACGTGATGAGGAAAACAGCATGATCGGCGCAAACATCAACGCCTACTTTGAGGCGGCAATGCGTTATCCGGTTGATCGTTTAGTTGCGGTTATGCGTGGACAAGATAAGTCTATCCCGCAAGCCGCAGCTATGATGGCGCTGCAGATCAAAGAGCCGATGGTCGATGCAGCCAAAGGCCAAGAAGCTGCACAACGCCCGCAAGAGCCGTCGGTCAAGGAGCGGATGGAGCAAGAACTTGCCATGCTCCCTGAGAACACCGGCATCATGAACCTGCCTGTGCAGCAAGAGTTTGCAGACGGCGGCATCGTTGCGTTTAACAGGGGTGGGCTAACGCCTGCAGAGCAAGCAGAGCTGGACCGTCGTCGCCGTGAGGAGCTGCGCGGCTATTTGCCTGACTTTGGTCGTATAAAAGAGCGTGTCGGTAACTGGTGGGAGAATGTGCAGCAGATACCGTTCGAGAGCAAAACACCACTTATCCGGTATGGCAAGCAAGAGCGTCCCGGCATCTTTGCTTATGAGCAAGCACCAGAGTCGTTGGATCGCCTGCGTAAAGAAGCGTTGGACGTTGGCGGTGGCGGCTATAAAGGTCAGGACTTTGGCGCAGCAGGCGCACTGACACCAACAGAGCAGCTCACGTCTTCTCCCGAAGCACCAAAGTTTATTGACGCACGTACACCACCGGCACCACCTACAGGTAAAAGTGCTGGCAAAGGCGCTGGTAAAGCTGCTACTAAAGAAGAGCCTTCCGGTATTGCAGGACTGCCTACATTCACACCGGGTAAGGAAGGTGATATTTCCGCAGAGCTTGAAAAAATTAGAAGCCTTCGTCCTGATATTGGTGCACAGTACGACGAGTTCGGTAGCCGTCTAAAAGGTAGATTTGAAGAGTTAGCTGAAGAGCGTGAGCGCACCAAGCCGCAGGGCAAGGCTATGGAGGGTCTGGAGAAGTTGCTGACAAAGGAGGAAGAGGCAGCTAAAGGCAAAGAGTCGCGTAACCTCAATATGGCGCTGATCAACGCGGGTCTAGCAATCGCTGGCGGTACATCGCAGTACGCCATCCAAAACATCGCTGAAGGTGCACAGGTCGGCACTAAACAGTATCAGGCAGGTCTGGAGAAGTTGGAGGAAGCCGCCAAGGAGCGCCGTCGTCAAGCTGCTGCAATTGAAGAAGCACGTCGTGCTGAAGCACGTGGCGATTGGAAAGAAGCAAACTTGTTTAGAGAGAAAGCGGCGGAAGCTGAGGTTAATCTTGAGAAATCCAAGATTGATGCTGTTGCAAAAATGACCGGCGAAGATATAGCAACTGCTGCAGGCATCGTTAATAACCAAAATCAGATTTCTGCGCGTGACAGACAGGTTGAGTATCAAGGTGGTGTTGAGTTACTGAAGCAACGGATGAGCGATATATCTGCAGAAAAACGTACGGCACGAATGGCTGCAGCATACGGCGGCAACAAAGACCCAATCAATATTGCCACCGATAACGCAGCTAAAGAATTTGATTCATGGTTGAAATCTTCTGCCGGTAAACTAGCAGGGTTGGATCAGTCCAAGATAGATGCGGCAAAGCGTCAAATATTTAACGACGTGTTTAGACGTTCTGGCTTACCAATACCGTATCCCGCTGCAGGTGGTGTAAATGCACCAGCGCCAAGCGGTGGTAGATTCGTAGGTTTTGAGACACAGTAAACCTTCAGGGGTAAAGAAATGCCGATAGCACGGTTCCAGATGCCGGATGGCAGGATTGCGCGATTTGAAGTTCCGGTCGGTACATCTCCTGAACAAGCGCAGGGAATGTTTGATTCTTTCCTTGCGCAACAACAGCAACAAGAAGCGCCACGTAAAGATGTTGGCATACTAGAAAGTGGCATCGGCGGCGTAAAGAAGCTGCTGTCATCACAGCTAACTGCCCTTGAGTCTCCGTTTGGAGCAGAAGCAGCCGCGCAACGCGGCGCGGCACGGGCACGCAAGCTAGAGCAAGAAACACCGTCAGTACTCAGTCTGGATGCCGTCAAGAAGAAGTTTGCCGAAGAAGGTATCTTCCCCGCAGCAGGTGAAGTACTGCGTCAGGCACCCGGCTTTATTGCAGAACAGTCACCACAGCTTGCTGAAGCGTTTGCTGGTGGTCGTCTTGGTGCGATGGCGGGTTCCCCTTTTGGTCCTCTCGGTACGCTCGTTGGAGGCACGGCTGGTGCTTTG